TACATTCTGTCCACCTACTCCTGGTGCAATATATCCTGAACTATTAGGTATAAAGGTTTCGGGTCCGCCCTCTCCAACCATATAAGGTTTATTTTCTGAAACCAATCCACCTTGTCGTCTAGCTGTAAATTTTTGTGCTCTAATTTGTTGAACTTGTGCCATACCAAAAGTTAAAGCTGAACCTGCGGCCAAATAACTTAATGGTGGTGGGAAAGTAGAAAACGCTTTTAAAACAGCAGAATAAGTATTAATAACTGCTTCTCCTATCTTTTGTGCTTGAAGCATTTTAAACGCTTTTTGACTATGACCTGATAATATTGTTAATGTTCCTTCTAAATTAGTTCTAATATCTGCTGTTGCTTCTTCTCTTAATTTTTTATCTTCTTCATTTTTTGCTTTATTAGCTTTAAGTATTCTATCAAACCTATCTTTTTCTAAAGCAAATAATTTATCGTTTATTTCTTTTTCTTTTTTTAATTTTTGATCTCTAATAGTATTTTCTTGTGCTTCAATTTTGTTTCTTGCTTCAGTTAATTCTTTTGCATTGGCTATTACTGGGTGTTCTAAATTAGTTACTTCTTCATACAATTTTTTTAATTTATGTACTGATTCAGCATTAACTCCTATAAAAGAGTTAAATGCTTCAAAATCATCTTTCCATTTAGAAGGCCGAAACAAACTTACAACATTCATGGCCGCTATTCCTAAATTACCAAAAGCAATAGCAGTATTCGTAACTGCTGTTCCAACGTGAATCATAACCTCAGCAAAACTAAACATATTTTCTATTAATTCGTCTGCTAAATAATTGCCAAAATTTGTTACGCTTCCATGTGTTTTTTCAATCCAATGTAAAAATTTTTCTCTTATATTATTTGATGCTCTTAATATTGCTGGTGCTAAAGCCGCTGAAAATTGTTGAGTTAAACCAACTAAAGCCAATTTCATCATAGCCATCGAATCATTTGCTTGTTCAACTGTACCAACAACATCTTTTGACATAACAAGACCAAGTCTTTGAGCAACTTTAAATTGCTCTTCCATTCCCATTGTGCCATTTTCAATAGCTGTTAAGAGTTCAATATTTCTACCACCAAATAATTTATAAGCGGCCGCAGTTTTATCTGTGCCATCTTCCATTTTTCTTAAAGCATCAGCAACTAATTGGAATTGTTTAAACAAATCTCCATTTGCTTCTCTTAAATCATCTTGTGTTATGCCTAATTGAATAAATGCGTCTTGTGCAATACCAGTTCCTTTAACTAACCAGTCATTTATACCAACAGCCATTGTACGAACACCTTTTGCAAATGCTTCTAAAGATGTTCCACCTAGTTCTGCTGATAATCGAAATGCGCCTAATCGTTCTGTTGAAATAAAAACTTGTCGAGATAACTTTCCTAACTTATCAATACTATTTAATGAATTTCTAATTAATAAACCAAGACCAGTTACACCTGCTACGGCCGCTAGTCCTGTTTTCATATTAAAGATAGCTTTACTAACGCCTTTTAATCCACGTTTAAGTGAACTAAATGCTCGTTTAGTTTTATCTTTTGCGTTTATATCAAATTGTAATCTGTTTCTTGCCATTATCTTTTTAACTTGCTATCTCGATTTAACTTTTCGTAAAAAGCACACCATAAATTAAACTCATTTACAGACATACTCATAATGTCAGATAGTTTCAAGTTGAGGTCTTTGGCTAGATGTAGGATATTGACGAGTTCTTTATCCTGACGTATTTTTTTTTTCCCATTCTTCGATGGGTATAACGTCTAGTATTTGTTGAGCAATTTTGGCGACAATTTCTGGATCCACCGATCTCATTAATGTCTGTTTATCTTCTAACGTATATAATTTTTTACCTTCTTTATTTTCTGCTTTTAAAATAAGAACGTCAGCAAACATTGTGACATCGTCAGGTTTAGTATTTCTCGTCAAGATTCTTTTATCGGCTAAAGTTAAAGGTTTTGAATAGACAGTAATGTCCCATTCAGGAACATAGATAATCTTCCTGTCTATAGCTTTAAAATGTTCTTTAGCTTTATCGAGAATATCACTCATATAGAGTGGAATATCGAATTATAGACTAAATGTCAAATTAAACTGTTCCTCTAGTCAATGCACCAGTCAATGTAGCTGAAAAAGTCGCTTCAATTATTCCATCAGTAGGAATTGAAACTGAATTAGCACCTATAATCCAAGTACCACCATAATAATAATCTCCAGAATCTGCTCCTTCTGGATATAATGTCATAGTAACTTGTTGTCCTTCCGCTATTGCAATCTGTCCGTTAGTGTCTGTTTCGTCCCAGAAACACTCGATAGATGCAGTTGCGCCTTTTTTGCCAACTTGAAAGGTTTTAGCAGTATCAGTTAATGCTGTATCTTCTAATATTTCTGCTGTTGTATCTAAAGTAAAACTTCTTACTTCAGCAACAGTATTAGTTCCAACTTTAATTAAACCTGCACTGCCTGTATGTGTTGCCATTATTTATCCTCTTTGTTAATTTTGTATTTAGCTTTATTACTAAATACTTTAGGTTTAATAACAGCACCATCAACCTTTGTGTACCCCAATTTCAAAAAATATTCTTCCATATCTTTTGAAGTTTCAATAACACTTTCACCTTTTGGCGCTTTAAGACTTATTCTATTTGTTGCCATAAATTATATTCCTGCTTGTACTGCATTTTCGACAGTATTGTAATTAATTAAATACGTCAACCTCATCAAACCTGTTTTTTGACTAGCAGTATCAAATTCAATTTCAGTAGATACTAATTTTGTATCTTTTGCGTTTCCACCACGAGTGACATCAGCTACCATTGCTTCTTCCACTTCTTCTGCAATCGTATCAAGAGTATCATCTATATTAGCTGTACCTCTACAATGTGCTTCTATAATTAAATTTAACGATCTTTGTTGAGTTCGAGTATTTCTTCCTAATGTATAATCTTCAACTGTTTCATCTAACGTATAAACAATTAAAGCAGGTAAATTTCCAGTTTGTAAAGGAAAATATCTTGTTTCATATACATTTGAACCAGTGGTAGATAAGCTAGTAATTGCTGTAACCACGTGTTCTCTAATTGTTTTTCTAATATGAGCCATATTATCCTGATAAAGTTATTCTTGTTACTCCAGTTCCATCAGGAAGTAATTCCTTAATGTAATAAGTTGTGCTATTAATAACTAAAGTATCATTAAATGTAGCACTAGAAACATCACTAGCTTTACAAGTAAAAACAGGTACTTCTTCTATAAGACCAGCTTCTCCAACTGATTGCTCAACTGATTCTTTATCAAAAATACCTTTAATTGTTGATGATGTTCCAGCAGAAACATCAGTAAATGTTGCCGATGAAGCGAAATCATCTGTATCAAAAAATATTGCTCGTTCTGTATCTGATTCTACTGCCATTTTAATTTACTTTCTTCAAACATTTTGTTAAAAACTTAAATAGATATGAATTGGCCTTGAATATCTTTTCGTAACCATCACCAACTGCTTGTGCAATAGGTTCTTCTCCTTTAGTATTAACATCTATGTTTTCCATATTCATAATTATATGAAATAACTCGTGGAATATAGTATTAAATAATACTAAACCTTTCAACCGTTTATCTATTTGTAAAATTTTGGTATTAGGATCATACATACCAAAAAAATCTTTTAAAATGACATATTCAATACGAATCTTTCTTTTACCATACTTGATAAAAGTAGGTTTCATTTAGAATATAATAAATAATATGATTATTGCTACACAAACACTAATAGATACTTTAGGATTTTTATTATAAATACCTTTAGCAAGTTTATACCAATCTTTTAAATTAGTAATCATTTCCGCTCCTTATTTTTTTTTACGTGAAAAAATACTTTTTTTCTTAACTGCTTTGTTTTCAGGTTTCTTAACATTTTCTGCTGATGCAATAGCTTTACGCATACCAATTAATAAATTAGCATCTTGTTCACTTGCATTTATTACATCGCCTGATTTTGCTAGTTGACCTTTAACAAATGTTTGTTTTAATATTTTTATCTTCATAATTATTCCTTTGTATATAAAAGAAAAGGCGAGGTCAAACCTCGCCTAATCTCGTTTATTTACTAATATTCAATGATATTAGCTTGTTATATCTTTGCAAGCCGCAAAACTTTCTGCGTGTCTAACAGCAACATCTACATCGTATAAACCAATTATTCTAGTACCACCTTTAGCGGCATTAGTATAAGGATCAACCGATATGTCCAAACTACCCCATTCTCCAATGATTAAATCATTAAAGTTTCCAAAAGTAAGAGCAGAACAAGTTCCACTTGCTGTACCTTTAGTTAGGTTATCTGGAGAATTTGTTGTTGAAAAGACTTTGTAGCCCATCAAGTTGTTTTGGTCATTCATTATCATAACAGAATCAGAAGAACTAACTTTTGCCGCCGCCATGAAACGAGAAACTTGAAGTGGAGAAGTTATAAAAGCCAATGCGCCTGTGTTTGCATTGTCAGTAGCAACTTCTTTCCAAGTTTCAACAACTTTTGCCCAAGTACCTGCTCCACCATTCGTACCGATAGCAACTGAACCAATTCCAGAAGTATTTAAAATACCTGTTGGAGTGTTCGATGTACCATCACCTTGAATAGCTTTTTTATCCACTTCGTTAGATAATGTTTGTAAAATATCATTTCTAACAATAGTTTCGATTGCAGGAGTAGATTGGTGCATTAAGTGTCTTGATATGTCAGTAAATGTTCCTAATGTTTTAGGAGACATTGTTACTTGTCTGTAAGTTGGATTAACTTCCGTTACAGCCGCATTTTCAGCAACCCAAGACGCAGAATTAACTGCATTTTGTGCTGGTATAGCAACTTCACCAACTAGACCACTTAAAACTAAGGCACCAGCTTGTTTAACAACCATTTTTGCTCTTAATGCTTCAATAAATGAACCACTTAAAAGATTAGTTGCAACTAACGCTCCACCATCACCAGAAGCTCCTTGAATTAGGTCTCTTTGCCATCTAATATCAGACGGAACAAAAATTCCTCTAGGAGATTTTCCAGTTTTTCTTGCGATTTCATCAGACGCTTCTTTTTCAAGTTCAGCACCAGACCAATTTCCAGTTGTCATCGCTTTAATAGCTTTGACAATAGAAAAGTCTCTTGCTTCTTTATTAGAAAGTCCAACTTTATCTTTTTGTTCCAAAGGTTTTGCATTACCAAGTTTGTTTAAAACAATTCCTCTAAATTCAGCAAGTGAAACGCCATCATTAACTGCT